CGAGACTTACATTATAATTAAAATTAATAAATAAACTTTCAAGCCTTCTATTAAGCGCCTTTATTCGTTTACTATCAAAGCGTCTTTTTTTCTAAAACTACAAAAGGAAAATAACATATGAAAACATTATCTTTTATAAAGTCTAAAAAACTTTTAAATATTGATAACAACGCTAAAACCGTGAAGGGTCAAAAGTTCGGATATAAGACAGCCATTTTATATCTAGCGCCTTCAAATTTAAGTGGTTTTAACGTGTGTCCAATGGCTAGTGAAGGCTGTAAAAAAGCTTGTTTAAATACAAGTGGACATGGGGCTTTTAGTAACGTCCAAAATGGACGAATAAACAAAACAAGGTGGCTAATACAAGAGCCGAACACGTTTTTAAAACAATTAATAAATGAAATTAAAAACTTTATTTTAAATTGTGAAAAAAACAATTTTATACCTTGTTTAAGGCTTAACGGAACGAGTGATATAGCGTGGGAAAATAAACAATATGAAAATAAAACAATATTTGAATATTTTCCTAATTTGATAATTTACGATTATACAAAAGTTTATAAAAGGGCTTTAAAATTCGTAAACGGTCAAATGCCGTCTAACTATCATTTAACGTATAGTTTAAACGAGGATAATAAAAAGGAAGCGTTTAACATTTTAAAAATGGGTGGCAATATTTCAGCCGTATTTAGAAAATATTTGCCTAAAACTTTTAAAGGTTTTAACGTTTTAAATGCTGACGAAACCGACTTGAGATTTTTAGATTTAAAAAACTCAATTTGTGGACTAGTCGCAAAAGGTAAAGCGAAAAAAGATTATTCGGGTTTCGTTTTAGATACTGAAATTGCCTAAAAAGCTTTTTTGGCATTTTAAAAATAACAATAACTACAAAAGGAAAAAAACATATGACATTAAATGAAATAGTAAAAATTACTGAAATATTTACTGGACGTAAAACACCTTGTAATATTTTAAAATTTTTAAACGAGGAATTTTATTACAGCCAGTCAAAAGGCGTTAATATTCCAATCGGTGAAATGGACTTGTTTCATTATATCAATTCTACAAATAAAGAATTTAGAGAATTAGATGTAAATAAAACGGCTCTAAACCAATTAAGAGAAATTAAAAATATAATAGGCTCTTAAAAATCAATTTAGGAATTAAGGCGTTTTGATAGTAAACGAAAAAAAGTTTACTACGTTTAAAATAAATTTCCGTTTGTTTTTTATTTTATTCGAAAAAAACAATTGACCTTAAAGGGTTAAGGGGGGCGAGATTATTTTTTGTCTTGCCCTTCTTAATTTTATAGGGGCGAGGGGCGACCTATTCTAGGGGCGACCTATTTTTATCAACTAACTACAAAAGGAAACACATATGAAAGTAATGTCATTATTTGACGGCATGAGTTGTGGTCAAATTGCTCTCAAGAAACTAGGGGCGAAAGTTGATACTTATTATGCAAGTGAAATTGATAAGTATGCAATGAAAGTTGCAAAAGAAAACTTTCCAAACATAGTACATCTTGGTGATGTAACTACAATTAATGCAAAAGACATGGACATTGATTTATTAATCGGTGGTTCACCATGTCAAGGCTTTAGTAAATCTGGAAACAGATTAAACTTTGAAGACCCAAGAAGTAAATTATTTTTTGAGTTTGTAAGAATACTTAAAGAATGCAAACCAAAATATTTTCTACTTGAAAACGTTGTCATGAATAAAGAGTCCAGAGATATTATAAGTGAGTATCTTGGGGTCGAGCCTATCGAGATTAATTCTAATCTTGTTTCAGCGCAATCAAGACGAAGATTGTATTGGACGAATATACCTAATGTTACAGTTCCAGAAGATAAAGGAATTGTCATTAAAGATATTCTTGAAGATAACGGAATTGCTGACATGGTTATTAATCAAGGTAAGCAATTGCAAAAAGCTGATATTAAAAAATCTCATTGTTTAATGGCAAGAGATTATAAAGGCTTTGGCAATCAAGGTATGACTGGAATTAGATTAAAAGATAATCCAGTTGTATCTAAAGACGGTCTTAATCATGTAGGCAATGAGATTGAGATTGTAAAAGTTCGTAAACATCAAGTTGACATAAAAGGTTTACAAAATGTTTTACGATACAATAAAGAAAAAGTTGCTAATTTAACAATTAGTCAAATTGCTTTTTATTGTGAAGTTCCCAAAACACACGCTGAACATTGGTTTAGAACTGATAACAGTTTTTCAATTCCAGACCCAAAAGCTTGGGACTTATTGAAATCGTGTTTAGGCATTACAACAACAGAGTTTGATAAATCTATTACAGAGTTTGAGTACCGTGAAGGTGTCTATGAACAAAGTTCTAGAGTTTATCATGTTGACGGTAAAGCACCGACTTTAACTAGTACGTTGGCAAGTAAACAAAAAGTTTACATTCCATTAGATAAGGTCGAAAGTAAAAACGGATTAATATTAAAAGGTCATGCAGAATTAAATGGTCATGATGTGTTAAAACGTGTTTACGATAAAGACGGAAAGTCACCTACATTAAATACTTGTGGAGGTGGCAATCGAGAGCCTAAAATTTCTTTAGGTGATAAGCAATGGCGTAAACTTACGCCTTTAGAGTGTGAGCGTTTACAAACTGTTCCAGACAATTATACAAGTTCAGTATCGAATACTCAAAGATACAAAATGCTTGGTAATGGTTGGACTGTTGATGTAATTGCTCATTTATTTAAAAACATAACTACAAAAGGAGTATCATATGAGCGAAACTATAAACAAGTTTCAAGCGAGACTGTTAGCCAATCCAGTAAATAAAGGTGAAACTGGTAATTACCTTTTTTACGGAGTGCCTAACGACTTTGAAGGCGAATTGTTTATGAAATTATTTAAACGGTTTTTAAATCCAAAGTTTAAATATTATAGACAATTTAGAAAAAGTGGTTCTTGGAGTCATTCTGTAAATTCAACAGACGGTGACAGTTTTGTTGTTTACGTTGATGACAAGAATAAAAAAACTTTGGCTGACGAATACATTCAATCAAATATTAAACTTAGAAAAAAGTTAAAAATGGTTGAAGATATTTGCAAAGCTGACTCGACTTATGATTGGGACTCTAATTTAGAAAACAATCCTCAAGACGAGTTTAAAGAAATAGTAAATATAATTAAAGGAAAAGGAATACATTCCTAAAATTAAGGGGGTAGTAAGGGTCGGACAAGACCCTTAAACCCTCTGTACGTTGAGATATGAAGGTTTTTTTTGAGCTGCCCTGTCCATTTATTGTATTTTAGGGGCGAAAGCTTTTATAGGGGCGAGGGGCGAATTAAAGTTAACATTAACAAAAAGGAAAACAAATGGAAAAAACATTAAAAGAAATTTATAAAAATGTTTGTTCTAGTAAATGGGATTTGGGGCGAGATGAAAGCGTCAAAAACCGAGCCAAAAAAATTATAGAATTTTGGGGCGAGGACACTATTATAAATAATGTAAATGAAAGTATGATTGACGGTCTTATTGTTGAGCTGCGTAATAGAAAATTAAGCAATGCAACAATTAATAGATACTTGTCAGCTTTATCTACAATGATAACGTTTTGTTTAAGAAGACATCAAACTTATCAATTAGAAAGAAAGCCATACATAAGTTGGTTAAAAGAACCAAAACACAAGCTTAGATATATTTCTAGGGACGAAGAAAATCTTTTATTATCTTTGTTACGTTCCTGGAATATGAATGATGACGCTGATTTTTTTATTTTATTAATAGATACTGGAATGAGATTGTCTGAGCTGCAAAATCTTAAAGTAGACGATTGCCATTCAAATAGAATTGTTTTAACACAGACTAAAACAAATGAATCTAGGGGCGTACCATTAACTAAAAGATGTCAAGAAATTGTAACTAGGTTATCTAAAAATAAAAAACCAGGACAAAAACTGTTTTTTCATTTTGCTCAATGGAGACCTAATTCAAGTTGGCGAAAAGTTAGAAAAGAAATGGGATTGTCAAATGATAAAAGATTTGGCATTCATGCTTGTAGAAGAACTTGTGTTTCAAGATTATTAAATGGTGACGCACCTTCAAAAGCTGTTCAATCATGGGTCGGACATAAAGATGACAGAATGGTTGAGAGATATGGTAAAGTTTTAAGCACTAGACTTATGAATTTTGTCCATATATTAGAAAAATAACCAACGGTTCTATTAGTACCCCTATTAGAACCAAGGGGGCTATAAGTCCCTCTATATAACCAAAGGAGTCGTATGTTGAAACACAATGGATATATCACATTACCTTTTACCTCTTTAAAAGAACAATTGGAGTTGGAAAAGGATATGAGAAACCGTGGCATTAATCGTTTTCAAAAAAGATTAAGTGACCACAAGAAACGAGGAGAAGAAAGTTTTACTAATTATGGTAAGACTTTATTGTCTAATTCAATAAGACCTTTATCAGAAGCAATTACACAATTTGTTAATGAAGGAGGAAACCAAAAGGGTGTTCAACCCATATCAAAAAGGCTATTGTCATTAATAGAACCAGACATAGCTTCCTTAATAACAGCTAAGTCTATTATCAATTCAATTACTATTGCAAGGAAACTTACAAGTGCAGCCATAAACGTGGCAAGTAAAATTGAGGATGAGGTAGCGTTAAGAACTTTCGAAGAGTCCAAACCAGAGCATTATGGAATTGTAAAAACAGACCTAGATAAAAGGTCGTTTGGCTATATGTATAAGAGAAGGAAACTTAGAGAGTCAGCGCAAAAGAATGAGTTGGAGTGGGTGTTGTGGACTAGAAGTGAAAAAGTTCATGTTGGCTACAAGCTTATAGAGCTTATGGTTTTGTCTACTGGACTTTGTGAAGTTAAATCACAAATAAGAAGACGCAGACAAGAAAAAGTTTTATTACCTACAGAGAAAACTTTAGAATGGATAAACAATCGAAATGATTTTTTAGAAGTTCTTGCACCAGAATATTTTCCGACAATCATTCCACCAAGAATGTGGGAAGAAGGCAAAGTAACTGGTGGAGGTTATTATAGTAGACACATAAAACCTTTAACATTAGTTAAGTATCGTAAAAGAGAAAACCTTCAGCAAATAAAAGATGTTAAAATGCCAATTATTTATAAAGGCATTAATGCAATGCAAAACACACCGTACAAAATAAATGAGTTTGTTTATAAAGTTTTAAAAAAAGCTTGGGACAAAAACATTAACATTGGAGGGTTACCAAAAGCTGAACTTGAAGATTTACCAAACAAACCACACGACATAGATACAAACGCAGAAGCAAGAAAAGAGTACAGACAAAAAGCTGTCCTGGTCCACACAGAAAACGCAAGACAAAAATCTAAAAGATTATTGTTTGCAAAAGTTTTGTGGATAGCAGAAATGTTTTTAAAAGTAATTTTCTATCATGCACACACATTGGATTTTAGGTCTAGATGTTATCATGTAACTAATTATTTAAATGGACAAGGAGTTGATTTTGCAAAAGCTTTACACTTGTTTGGAACAGGTAAAGCAATCACTGAAGAGAACAAAGGTGATTATTGGTTAGCTGTCACTGGGGCAGCTCTATTTGGAATTGATAAAGTAAGTAGAAAAGAACAATTAGATTGGGTTGAAAGTAATTTTCAAATGTTTAAAGAAATACAAGATGACCCTTTTACTAATAGAGATTGGGAACACGCAGATAAACCTTTTCAATTTCTTGCATGGTGTGATGAGTGGTGTAAATTTAAAGCAAAAGGTTATGGCTACGTTAGTCATTTTATTTGTAACCAAGACGGTTCTTGTAATGGAATACAACATTACTCTGGAATACTAAGACACACGCCCTCGGCAAAAGCAGTTAACTTATCAAACAGTGAAAGACCTCAAGATGTTTATTCAGTTGTCAAAGATAAAGTTATTGAAAATTTAAAAACAATGACTGACAGTGAGTTTGCAAAACTTTGGTTACAGTTTGGAGTTAAACGTTCTACAGTTAAAAGAGCAATAATGACAAGTCCTTATGGTTCGACAAGATACTCATGTAGTGATTTTGTTGATGAGGACATTGTAAAAAGGAAGGACCAGGGAGACTTACATCCGTTTGGTAGTGCTTCATTTCAAGCTTGTACATTTTTAGCAGGTGTGATTTGGGACTCAATGGGTGAGGTTTTATCTTCAGCAAGATTAGGTATGGCATTCTTACAAGATTGTGCAAAAGTTTTAGCAAAATCTGGACACGCTGTACGTTGGAACAATCCAGTTGGATTTCCAGTGATACAAGATTATCCAGAATTTAAATCTATGAGAGTAAAAACTAAATTGTTTGGTGAAATAATAAAACCAAGAATTAATGTAGAGACAGAAAAGTTTTCGGTACACAAAGCTAAAAATAGTTGTCCACCGAACTACATACACGCTCAAGACTCAGCGCATTTGTTTATGTGCGTAGTTAAAGCGTATGACAAAGGGCTGTCACATTTTTGTAATGTGCATGACTCTTTCGGAACATTGGCTGCCGACAGTCAAACACTAGCTGACACAAT